AAATGGTAAAGCTAAACGCCCTAGAGTTGTAACTAGGACTGTCACTAGATCGGTTAAGCCATATGCTAAACCACCCCGCAATTCCAACAATAGAGCCAAAGGAGTGCTGCGCGTGCCTAAAACACAGGTCGCCACAGCACCAACGGCTGTTGGAAATAATCTCGGTTCTTCTTACATCCGTAAGTTACCGGGTAGAGTTCAAAAGACTGCTGATTATGATTCCAGCGATGGATCATTGCGCGTCGAGTTCTCTGATTTACTTGGAACCTTGGTTAAAGCTGGTTCCACTACTGCTTCTGCTGGTTTTGGTGGTACTGCTACTTATTTGGTTGGTCTTAGTCCAGCCGCGATTTCTCCTAGATTAGAGCAATTTGAAGAAATATTTGAATTTTATGCTTTTAGGAAATTTCGTGTGGAATATATTCCACTTTCTGGTAGTACTACCGCAGTTGGTGTCAATATGGGTATAACTAACAACATTGACAGCTCCTCTGATTGGGGCATTCCAACTGCCCAACAAATGTTGGAATTAAGACCATCCATGGCTACCATGGCATGGCAAAACTCAGCGATGGAATACTCACATACTGGTACACGTTTGTGGGCTACTTCCCGTACTGGCACAGCCTCTCCAGATGCATCAGAATATCAACAAGGTGCTATTTTATGTAGTCTGGATGGCTCTCCTGTTGCTGGTACTACTTATGGTAAGGTTAGAATTACTGGAATTGTTGACTTCTATAAGGAAGAACCAGTTGATACCACTTCTCCACCTTTCTTGCTTCGAAAGATTTTGAGAAGAATACCACCACACATAAAAAATAAATTCCATAACCTTTGTCACGAATTTATTAAGAAGCTGGAATTAGATATCAGCGCAGAATCCAAACACGAAATTGATGAATATAAATCATTTTTAGAGTGGAAAAGAGATTACCAACCGCTATCAAACACTCCAATCCATCAGGAGGACAAGGAGGAAGATTCTAATTCCATTGCCACCACTATTACTGATGAAAGTGGTTTTGTCAAATTAAATCCTGAAGCAAATGTTTTTAAACCTGGTGCTGAGAAACATGTGATAAAAGAACATTTTCCCAGCTCAGACTCCTTTATTTCTAGCATTGTTGAAATGGCTATTAATAGAAGGAAAGGATAATTTTAAAAGGTTTAAGCCTTCATCCAAGTGCAAGCCTTGGTATTTTCTTATTGTCTGTTTTACCCGTAAGCTTTGGGTTATAAGCATCAAAATTCTGGTACCAGCCTCATCAACTGTAGTTATCAGTTATATAAAAATAAATATTTGTGAAAGTCCCATGCGTAATATATGGGTGCCGGCGTATCAAAATGAAATGATACTAGATTTAACGGTAAGCTAATAAACACTCTCCACCCTTCTAATATGGAGAACCTTGTAAGCTGTGAGCAAGCACTCACAAGCAG